TTATTATGATTGTGAAGTAAATTTTACTTTCAATAAACAATTAACGTTAGGTGATACTAATTTTGTAGGAACTTGGTTTGGGTCGTCTATGTCGTATATTCCATCTCCAAATGACACAGATGGATTGGTGATTGTAAATCGCGGGCTACTAAATAATACTGCTTATTATACAAATTTTAAAAATGTAGATTTAGCCAACAATGAAGTTTTTGTTTTCAGAATGAATCACGATAATATATGGTCAAAAGTTCCTCATACAATGGAATCAACTTTGACATTGACTGGTAATGTAATAGCAAATTCAGTTTCAGTAACACCAACAGAAATTTCTCGTTTAACAGGAGCTTCAGCAAATATTCAAGCACAAATAAATAATTTACAAACAGTAGGAACACGAACTACATCAATTTTAACTGCTACGACAAATTTAGTAACTAATACAATTTTTAATTGTGGTTCAATTACTTTAAATGCTGGAACATACATATTATCAATTAACGCATATGTAGATGTCATTACTGCTACTGTAGCTGTAAGTGGATTAACTGGAGCTTATTCAACATCTGCTACAGCATTCAGTCAAGTAGAACAAACTGCTAGAATGGATGGAGGAGGATTTGCGTATGTTATTGGTAGTGCATGGAGTTTAAATAGTTCTAATACAGTTGTAGTTGCTAGCACTACTACTTATTACATGTTAGTTAGAGTTGTATTTGGAACTGCTTCAAGAGTTAGATTTGTAAAACCGAATTCATCATTTGTTGCGACGAGACTTAAGTAAATTTTTTTCTTGGTGATATGTATACAATGGAAAATTATATACATATTGAATCTTGTGATTTAATTCAGATCATTTCAAAAATAAAAATTAAAGTAATAAATTTAGTTTTAAATGAATCAGCGATGATTGAAGTAAAATCTTTTGATGATGAAAATAAATTATTGAATACATATTATTTTGAATTGAATGGAAATGATTATCAAATGTGGAATACAGATGCTTGGTTAATTGATTATGTTTGTAATAAATATGGATTCGTAATTAAAAATAATATTTAGTTATAATAAATGAATCAATTGACAGAAGAAGAAAAAATAATGGCTTTATCTCTTTTAAGTAATTATGAATTAGCCCAACAAAAAGCACGTGAATATTTAGGAAAAAATACAAAATTGTATATTTCTCCTAGAACAAATAAAAAATATAGAATTTATGACCCTAACAATGATAAATGGATTGATTTTGGTTCATTTAATCCTCCAATGGAAGATTACACTTTACATGGTGATAAAAAAAGAAGAGACAGATATTTAAAAAGAGCAACAAATATTAAAGGAAAATGGCGAGATAATCCTTATAGTCCCAACAATCTGAGTATAAATATTTTATGGTAATTATTATTATTTAGATAGAAAAAAAATATTGAAATAATGTACATGGTTAATTATAAGTACGAGGAACGAGTAGGCACAAGAGCGAGAGTTTGGAATAATAAAGCAGAACAAACTGGAGGCGGATTAATGAGAGAGGATTTAATGAAAAATCCCAGAGGAAAGATAGTAAGCAAAAAAGCGTCAGCTACCGCAAAACAAGCGAATCGTTTAGAAAAAGCAGGATATGTCACAAAAAAAGGAGAATTTAAATTATTTAGCAAAAAATAAACTTAGAAATTATTTTCTCAACATATTATATAAAATGGAAGAACAATTAACGGCCTCTGAGAGATATTATCAAAATCATCTTAGCCGAATGCGTGAATATAATAAGAAAAATAAGGAAGCAATCAAAGAAAGAAATAGACAACACTATACAAAAATGACCAAAGACCCAGAAAAACACGCGAAATATTTAGAAAGAAAACGAGAGTTATATAGACTAAGAAAATTAAAAAATAAACAAGATTCTAGCGACGAACTAGAAGAAACAAAATAATCATATCAATTATTTCTCACATAAATAAATGTGAGAAATAATTAATACGTTAATCTTCATCACTGTCACTATCGCTATCACTTTCACTGTCACTATTGGTATCACTGTCACTGTCACTATTATAATTTTTTTTGGAAGACTTTTTATGAGACTTTTTTGAAATACTTTCTTTCAGTGCATCATCTTTACATATTTTTTTACATGAATTAATCACAGTTCTCATGAAATTTAAACTATCATCGTACAATGGATTTAATATGGATAATACTATTTCACTTTTTGAACCTTCTTCACTTAAAAAATATTCTTTTGATTTTTTGTACATTTTCATAAATTCAACATTGTCAATCATTTCTGTCGTATTTGATATAGCATTATAAAATGAGTTAGAGATATGATTCATCAATATTTTAATAGCATTTTCAAATTCATGCTCATTATATTTTTTCCATTCAGTTCCATCGTAAATCTTAAATTTATTTCTACGAACGTCAATACATTTTATGAATTTAATATTTCTTGAATTCATTTCTTCAATCACAGAAGTAAATATTTGATTATATAATTTAGATGGTTTCATTTGATGATATTCTTTGTCAATAGATTTAAGAATATTTATTTTTACTATTTCATGTTTATTACTCTTATCAATGTAAGAATTACTCATTATTTTATTGTTAAATTTTGAGTCATAACATAATTCTTTATATATTTCCATGGGATTTTTTGAATTGTCAGTTTTTATTTTTTTAATTTTTTTCTTCTTATCATCATCTTCATCATTTTCATGTGTATATTTTTCAATATTTAAATTTGATAATTTAATTTTCATGCAATTCAATTCTTCTTCCAATTTAATTAATTCGTCAGTCAATAATAAATTTTCTTTGTTTAATGATTCAAAATTTTCTTTTGTTAAATAATCATCTTCTTCAATCTTAACACATTTTAATGTTGGTTCTTCAATTATCATTTTAATGGCTGGTTCAGTAGATTCAACTTTTTTAATGTTATCATCAATAAATTCTTGCAAATCTTGAACTTGACATTTTAACTCATAAATAGTATCATCTTTAATTTTAAGTTCATTCTCATTTTTTTCATTACTTGACATGTCAGTTGTTGATGAAGGACATTCATTCAAATAAATAATTTCTTGTTGTAATTCTTCTTTTTCTTGTTGCAATAACTCCACATTATCTTTTAATATTTCATTTTCTTCTTTAAGTTCATTAATTTGTTTCTCATACATTTCTCTCAATTCTTTAATTTGATTCTCATACATTTCTTTAATATTATCATCATTTTTAATGTCGTATTCATACTCAATAGTAACATCAGAATAATCAGTTTCATCGTCAGTTTCAGTTTGTGTTGATGATTCAGTAATATTTTTCTTAGTCTTTGGTGTTCTTGGTTTATGAGTCTTTGATGTTTCTTCTCCAGTTGATTTTTTAATGTGTTTCTTTGAAACGATATGACGGGTGTAATTTGCTTTTCTATCAGTAGAATAAGCACAGCATTCGCAAGAGAATTTTTGGGTATTTTGAGTAATTTCCTTAATGTCAGTCATTTTATATAATAGGTTGAGAAAAAAACTTTAAGTTCTTTTTTATAAAATATATATTTTGAGAAATTGAGAAATTGAATATAAAGAATTATAAAGGTATTTGATTCTTTAAGAAATTAGTCATGAAATAATATTTAAAAATATAAAATAATAATATTGAATTATTAATAATTCCTAAATGTTTAACTAAAATTAAGAGTTTTAATATTTTTTTCCAATCTTGAAAAATATTTTTCGTGAATCCGACATTTTGAAAATGTCGGATTTGCATTTTTTACACAGAAGTATCTAAAAATATTTTTTCAAAACCTTAAAGTTGGTTAATTCATCTACTTTTTATATAAAATGGTATAATAATAATACATAAAATGGTAGATTCATAATATATAATAAGTTCAAAATAATCCATAATTAAGGTACTTAATTAACTAAAAAAATGTGTAGTTAAACTTTAATTAACTAACTCATTTTCTTATATAAAATGGTGTAAAATCCATCAAAAAACGAGCAATTACTCAAAAAAATGTATGTCAAAAAATGAGTAATTACTCAATTTCAAAAAACGAGCAACATATTTTTATATAACATGGTTCATTACTCAAAAAAATGTGTGCAAAAAAATGAGCAATTACTCAATTTCTCAATTACTCAATTACTCAATTTCTCAAAAATGAGCAATTACTCAAAAAAATGTATGCCAAAAAAACGAGCAATTACTCAATTTCTCAATTACTCAATTACTCAATTTCTCAAAAATGAGCAATTACTCAATTCATTATTTAGTCATATTATATAATCATATGAATAACCCAGTTTAACCCAGGTTTTTTATTTTTTGGGTTTTACTATGTTTCTACTATATTTACTGTATTTTTATCTAAATATTGTTTATATGACAAACCTAGAAGAAATAAAATATTTTTTTATTGAAGATTTAATTAAAAAGAAACAACAAAAAAAAATTTGGAACCAAACTTACAAGCAAAAAAATAAAGAAAAAAAGAGACAAATGATAGAACAAATTAAAAAAGAGCGTCAAGAGAATTCGCTAATTTTTAACCAATTTTAATCTAAACATTAATTAACTAAACATGAATCTTAAGGAAGAATTGAAAAAACTTCGCCCAAACTTATCTGATGGATCAATTAAAACATATTCATCAATATTAAGAAATTTACATAAAAAAGTGTTTGAAAATCAAGAAATAGAAAAATCTAATTTTAACGAATCTAAGAAAGTTTTAGATCATCTCAAAGATATGCCTGCAAATAAACGCAAGACAATTCTAAGTGCTTTAGTTGTTTTGACTGATAAAGATGAATATAGAAATGTCATGAATGGTGATGTATCAGATTATAATGAAGAAATACGAAAACAAGAAAAATCTGTGACTCAAAGAGAAAACTGGATTGAGACAGATGAAATTAGAGAGGTATTCAATCGTTTAGAAAATGATGCAAAGATTTTATTTAAGAAACAAAATAAAACAAACGCTGACATTCAACAAATTCAAAGTTATATAATAGTCTCATTATTAGGTGGCGTATTTATTCCTCCAAGGCGTAGTTTAGATTATTGTTCTATGAAAATCAGAAATATCAATAAAGATGAAGATAATTATATTAACAAAAACAAATTTATTTTTAATAGATATAAAACTGCAAAGACATATGGACAGCAAGAATTAGAAATTCCTCAACAACTTAAAAATATTTTGAATAGATGGATTGCTATAAATGATGGTGAATACTTATTGAGGGATAAAAATGGAAATCAAATGACATCTACAAAATTAAACCAATACATGAATAGAATTTTTGGAGGAAAGAAAATTGCTGTGAATTCTATGAGACATACTTATTTAACAGATAAATATAAACAAACAAGTGAAGAAAATAAGAAACTAGCAAAAGACATGGCTGAAATGGGAAGTAGTACTAATATGGCTGATACATATATTAAGTTGAAATAATCAATAATTAAAGTTTAACTTAATTACGACCCTATATAATATTAAGTTAAACCTAAACATTTGATAAATTTAACCAAAGTTAATGTTTAAATTGAAGAAAATGAGGCGAAACATCGTTTAAACATTAATAAAATTAATTTTATTAATGTTTAACTACACAGAACCCCTTGGAATTGTTAGTTAAACCTTAATTTTGGTTAATCTTCTTACGTTTATGAATGGACGGCATTGGTTATTAATGTTTAACTTAATTATGACCCTACATAATAATTAGTTAAACATTAATTATGTTTAATCTTCATCCTCATCTAATCGTTCCATCTCAATCATCAATATATAATCACTTGTTCCTCCATGTAAATTTTGAGAGACTGCACTTCTTAATGTTATTCTAATTTCATAACCTGGTTGATAATTCCAATAGAAGCAAGTGTTATCATTTGGACCTGAATAATAATAACTAGTTGTATTGGCAGTATTTACAACCTGCCTTGCTGGACCCAAACAATAAGATATTTGATTTCCTCCTGTAGCATTTACGCTATATGCTTGTTGAGCAGTTGAAGACCTTAAATATATGGTTGGATATACATTGAAGGCTGAAGTTATTTCCACTCCTGACTTATAAGACCATCTACATCTGTAATTACCTGATGGAATATTTGTATTATTTATCAAATAAGATTGGTCATTAACACTTGTAAATCTTTGATAGTAATCTGAACTATTTATCACTAAAACAAATTTATCCATATTCACCATTATATATCATATCAGGATAAAATATTTACATAAATACACTTCCTAATTCTCTTCCAGTTTTTTCAATTTCTTTTCCGCGTTCCTGAATATCTCTTACATTCTCTAATTGTTTATTTACTCCTCCTTTACGATATTTGCTAATATCGCTAATTTCAGATATTTGTCCTGCGCCTTTTGCTCCAAGACGAGAAGCGGTAGATAATGCCCCAGCACCAGAAGCAATTACACTTCCAAATGGCAATGTTTGAGTAATAGGATTAGAAGCAATTTTACCTGAAATTTTTGAAACTTGTCCTAAAACATTCTGTGCTTGTCCTGCCCCTTTTGATATTTGTTCAGCAATTCCTGGACCTTGTTCCTTAACCATCTTAGCAACTCCTGATGCTTTTTTAAATACATCTTCTCCTACATCAGAAGCCTTCTTAAAAATATTTGACGCTGATCCTGCGGTTTTCTTGAAAATATTAGGTGAAATTTTCATATCTGTATAACATATTAAGTCAAAAAAAATGATTTCAAATAATATTTAATCTTCCTTTACTATTATTTCGTCCCAGTTTTTAAACATACGCCCATTATCAGAATTAATGTATAAAAATGTGTGAGGTTTGTTATAAACTAATTTAACAACATCATTTATTAATTCTTTATTTTGTTCTTCTAAAATCTCATCAAATATTTCTGTTAATGCTTTTTTATTCACTTTGAAAATAAAAAAATTGGTGAATAATCTTCTCATCTCACGAGTTACACTATAAAATGTTTGAACTAAAAATATTACTGAAATTCTCATAGGTCTCCTATTCATCATCAATTCATTAAATAATTTGAGTGTATCTTTATTTTTTAAATATGCTCCCATATCATCAAAAATTAAGCAAAATTTTAATTTAGTTTTAAGTTCATTATCATTATCCATTTTACATAATTCTATAACTTCATCTAAATTATCATAATTCAATTCGTCATAAATTCGTTCTTCATCTAACTGATTTAATGCACCATCTAACATACTATCTCTTGACCTCGGAGGACAAAATAAATATATTTTAGAATACTTTCCTCTCAATCCATTTCTATTACTAAATAAACTCTGAACGAATGTTGTTTTACCTTGTCCTGGTTTTCCAATAATCAATGTTGCACATGATTGTTTATTAAATGCTAATTTAAGCAACTCATAATTATTTAATGATGGATGTAATTCATCATCACATACACACTCTGGTATTTTTAATTTAGGGCGATTGTGTTCAACTATTTCAATACTCATTATAATATAAGTGATAATTTATTTTATCAAATATATGTATATATGCCTTTCAAAGTAAGAAAATTGAGAAATAAAGATTTATATCAAGTTAAGAACACAAAAACTGGCGAAGTTCATTCAAAACATTCAACATTAGAAAATGCGAAAAAACAAGTTAGATTGTTATATATGCTTGAAAAACAAAAAGAAATTGATAAAATTCAACTTCCAGTAAATCCATTTGAAGATTTGAAAACTTACTTAAAATAAAAAAAAATATATTCATTTAGTATAATGCCTCCTAAACAAAATATTACAAAAAAAACCACAACTCAGAAACAAAAACAAAAAAAAGCAAAACAACAACAACAACAACAACAAGGACAAAATGTTAAAATTAACATTCGGGTTGGCGAAACAAAAAAACCAAGAGCACCAAGAAAACCATCTGATAAAAAACAACCGCCAAAACAACCTCCAAAACCACCTCCAAATGTTCCAATTCAACAACCTCAATATGTTCCTATGTTTCTAAGCCAACAACCAGCACAATATTTTACACCTCCAGTTCCAACTAACATATTACCAGTAGCACCTCCTGGGACTGCAACGGCTCCTATAACTGTAACTCCAACTGCTCCAATTATTCCACCTACTCCACCTGCTCCTACAATCAGACCAATTCCAAGGCCTCCAATTCCACCAAGACCTACATCACCAGGTAGAATGTCTCCAATTCCAAATATTCCAACTATAACAAGAATGACAAACGCTCCATCAATTGAATTAAATACATTCACAAATTTTACTCCAAGACAGGACATAATTTCTAATTTTATAGCATTTGGCGATTTAGATGAACCACAAGCATTTTCTTTTAATGATTATCTGGATTCATTTTCTAATGTAAATAATTGGGTTCAAGGATATGTAAATGAATTTAATGATTTTAATGA